TCATTATTGCTCCAAAAAAAGGCATTATGTTGTTCCCTCTTTCTGTACAGTATCAATACCAGAACTGATTACAACTGATCCTGTAAAAACTTCTCCATATATTATTGGAATTGGAACACCAGCCCTAGACACGTTTTGAATCGACCCAAAACCAAAAGATTGAAAAGTTGGGTCATTTTGTGAAAAGCTATCAGCCATAACAGCAGAGGGGACATCTTGCCTCGGCATTAAAAGATTTGTAGCTTCGTTTATTAACATACTTGTTCCAATCGTTGTTAATGCAGTTGCTAAAGTTCCACTGATAAACGCAATAGATGATGTTGCTGCTAATGCACCAGCACCTACAGATAAAGCACCTATAGCAGCAATTTTAGAGCCTACTGCCACTGGAATTATCTGTATATCTTCGTCACTTTGTAAATTCAATAAATCTTCTGTAATTTCTATACCGCCCATTTTTATTTTATATATTTGATTCATCATGTGATTTTCAACCTCTGGAAAATTTGCAATCAAAAAATGAAATGCTTGTTTTGGACTATTAACAGCCGCTTCAAAATACGACTGCCCAAGAAACTTTCTTAATCTGCCATAAACTTTAATTTTTTTAAGCTTCATATCTATAAACCTTTTTTGTGGCTTCTATATATCTTAAATCATATAATTCTCTGCAACTCAATTGTCTAATGTTGTGATGCAATATTGTTTGATCGCCAATATATAA